AGTTTACACCTAGAGCGCCTAAAATTTGTTCCTTAGTTTCCATACCAATAGAGCCGCCCACAGCGCCGGGGCCGAATGCTTGATCCATTTTGTTCAATAGTGTGGCAAACTCCGAGCCTTCCTTACCGTTGATAAACTGTTTAAGATACAGTTGTGAATCATCAGTGCCTCTCTTAGCAATTTGCTCGAACAAACCTGTTTTGCCTCTGTAAATGTTAGCAAACTTAGAGTACTGACTGTTGACTTTTTTCAACCTGTTTTGAAAACCAGAAGGAACTTCGCTAAGTCTAGAAATTTGGTTCTGCGTTGCAGCGGACAATTCTAGATTTTTACGAACAGCCGCAAGGTTTGCTCTTCCTGCATAGCTCTGCTTGCGAATTGCTTGATCGGCGCTCAAAAGGTCTTGAACTGTTACAGCGTTATCGACATATTTTCGTTTATCCTTTACAGGAATTATCTTACCATCGTCTGTTATGTTTACCCTAGACGTAATTCGAGAATGTAAAGGATTTCCGGGACCAAAAGAATTAACTACTTCATCAACTCCTACTCCTGATTCATCTGAAACACGGGTGAGAAAATTAGACAAGCGTTGAGGAGTAAGCTCTCCACCTATGTTTCTAAACTGACCGTAGAACTCATCACCTTCAAAAGCTTTCATACTTTGTCGGTACTGCGCCAACATTTTCTGCTCCGCAAAGTCTTTAAAACCACGTAGCGTAGCAGCGGCTTTGTCAATTTTGCCCACGGGTGATTTATTAAACTCGGTAAGCTCTTTCATAATTTTACCAGCAAACGCTTGCTCACTCTTGCTCAAGTTTGCTTTCAGCTTAGCAACAGTTGTGGCGTCAGTGTCGCCAAGACGTTTAGACTCTAAAGCGATACTACGATACTTTGTCATAAAATCTATAGTGCGTTTGGCAAAGGAGTCGCCAAGTTGCTTAGTTCCCACACCTTCAATCTTGGTTAAGATGTTACCAGCCATAGTTCCCTCTTCCCCGACCAAGGTTCGTAGGCTCAATAGCATGGCATCTTCTTCTCCCATTTGCTGTGCAATTCTATTTTTTGCTGCTATCATTTCTTCAACATCCGGGGCTTTTACTCCCTGACTTCCCGGTGTCATGTCCTTAGAAGCAGCCTTAATACGGTTGCCCACGCCGCCTACAGCCGCAAATGGTGCGCCCAGCACTATGCTGCCTAGGCCAACTACCAGACCCTCTGTACCGGCGTCTTGCAAAACTTCTCCGAGTGATTCACGCTGAGTGCCGCGCAGTTTCTGTACGCCCTCCAGACCAACATTAGCAGCGGCGTCTCCAAAACCAGCACGGGCTGATCTTGCAATAAGTCCACGCCCAGTGATAGCAGACAACACTCCCCTCGCAGCCAATGATCCAGCAGTTGATGTGCCGGGGGCAAAAGGAACCGCAACTTCGGCAGCTACCGCACCGGCACCGACAACCACTTCTGGAATAATGTCTACTAGGTCGTACACAGATGTGTTGGTCCCGTCTAGCATGACCTTTCTGTCATCCTTTGGCTCAATACCTACAGCCCTAAGACCATTTGGCGTGACAAAGGGCTGGCCGCTAAAGTCAGCCACGCCCCAGTTGCCTTTGCCGAAAATGCCGTCAAACTCAGCTTTAATCTCGTCTGGATTACCGCTGGCAAGGGCGTTACCAAAACGCGCACCGAAGTCTCCAACGCCGCTCTTTATGTCAAACTCCCGCTCAATGTCTACAGCAATCCCACGCTCAATTGCCTTGTTTGGCATTGTTCTAGCAATATAGTTTGTTATCTCCCCATCTGTTAGGCCGTCAGGCACATTGACTTTTGTACCGTCAAAGAGGGTTATCATCTCTGCCATTATTATTATTCTCCTGTAAGGCGGCTAAAAAACGGAACATTGTCGGGAACAACTTTGCCATACGATGGAAGTCCGTACAAATCCATAAGCCCAGAAATTTTTCTTGCCTCGCCTTCAGTAATTTTCTGAAGCTCTTGGTAAGCCTCTTTAAGTTGATCTACGTTTGTAAAAATACCGGGACCGGGAATAATTTTGTTAATGATTTTTAACTCTTGTTTGCTAGCTTCTCTACCAAAAGCTCTAGAAGCTATAAGCTGAGCCTTTAGTTTTTGTACCATAGCATCAACACTTTGCCCCGTAGTTCTTCCTAAATTAACATTGAAAAGAGCGGCAAAATTTACAATGGAGTTTTTAGCAGCATTGCCACCGCCTGTCACTACTCCCTCGGTCATATATTCTTTAATTTTGTTGAGGAAGTTTAAACTGTTTTGGTTTGCTTGCATCCGGTCGTACAGCTTCGTTATTTCCGCAGAAGGTGTAGGCGGCTTAGGCTGTGATTTGATCCGCTCTTTTTCAAGATCAACGCCTAACTCTGCTTGCTTTTGCTGAGCAGCCGATTTAGCAGCCTGTACATCCAGCGCAGACTCGGTAAATGCAGCTAAGGGACCAACATTGTACATTCGTTCTGCTCTGGGCATGCCTTGCATAATAGACAACAATCCTGATTCCGATAGACGCTGTAGGAAAGAACGCCCCCTGTTGTTGTCCCCAACTTCGTTGCCAGTTTTAAGTGCAAAGTTGGTCACACGCGCTGGAGAGGTTTCGTCTACACCTAGAAGCCCACCCATAGCGTTAGGCTGACGCATGTCCGATGCAATTGCTCTTTCAATTGCCTTGGACCTCATGTAATACGAAGCAAGACTTTCTCCCTCCAACTGAGGAACAAGTGGTGAAGGCTCGCTAAATCTTTCAGGAGCACGCCCACCCATAGCATTAGGTTGCTGCATGTCTTGTTGAGCCATTTGCATTGCGTTTACACGT